ACTAATGTGATACCGGGCAGAAGCATTTTCAAGCTGCTTCACCCATGCCCCATTAATCGCGTTTTCTTCACCGTATCGGATATAGTCATGTACGTCCCATTTCAGCTCTTCCAATTCCCGGCTGGTCAGCATCTTCCGGGCATCTGCAAGCGTGACGCCATTATTGTCTGCAAAACGCTGATACCATGCGGCAATCTTACCTTCAATCTGCTTCTGCGCCTGTCGGTACTGCCTTTCAATGTCAGCATAACACTGTACGCCCTTTTGATTTTGCGACTGCTCAAGCAGCTCAAACCGTTTCTTCCAGTATTCGCTACTCTTCATCTACCCCACCCTGGTCTTCCTGACCCCGTCCCGGCGGTGCGCCCCTCTGTCCGAATGGGTCATATTGTGCAAGCATTTCCTCCCGCTCCTTTTGTTTCTGCTTCTCCATCCGCTCCATTTCAGCTTTAGGGTCATCCACCCACGGGTGCTGTCCGATGATAGTTTCGTCAGATAAAATCCCCACCGATGCAGCACAATTCTGAATGACCTCGCTTTCATTCATCAACATGTCCCGGTTGAATATGATGGTGACTTCTTCACCCTCAAAATCGCCATGTCCCGTGTTGGCAAGATGCGCATTGACGAACCAAAGGATTTCTTCAAATGCTGCCTGGTACTCCGTTTCGGTATCGTTGGCATCAATGTCGATGTCGCTATACATTGATTGGATATTCATCTGATTCTGGTTTCCGGAAAGCCTGTCATCCTTTGCATCATAACCCATGGCGTTTTCAATCAGGGCTTTCTTGAAGAGTTCCAAAATAGCCTTGTAGTTTTCCGCATTTACGGTTATCTCAAGGGTTTCAACCCCGCCTTTCGTTTCTCCGTCATATCTGACCTTGACTGCGCCATAGGCGGCAAGGTTATTTCGGAACTAACCCAGGTTTGTACCGTCATAGTTTTTCAGGACAAGAATGGTGTTCCTTGCATCTTCCTGCATATTGTTTTCAAAGTCTGATAGCATGACGTTGATGCCGTCCTGCAATGACTTGACTTTCTTCAAGAGAGGAGTTTCCAGCTCATTCGCTTTCAAAGGTATCAGTGGGATTCTTGACCAGTTGAAGCCCTGAACCTTTCCAGCGGCATCCATCATCATCACATGATGGCAGTCCGATCCCCCTTCATCGGCAATGTCAGGTATCAGCGTACCCCGGTCAAGGATGAACTTGTGCACGCCATCCAAATCATAGACTTCCACCTTTTCAATGACCACCGGAGCTGTCCCCTCATATCCCATGACCAAATACAATCTGACTGCAAACTCTAAAATGGTGTGCTCGCTGTCCTTCCAAAATGGCAGAATTTCATAAGCCGGGAAAAGCCTGAAAGCAAAGTCACCTTCTTCTGTGTAATACGGATAGAGCCAGGCTATCCCACCGTTGTATGCAACCTTACCACTATTTTTCAGCGTTTTCATGAACCGCTTGTTGAACACCTTTTTCAGCAATTCCGCATACTGTTCATTTTTACACTCTATGGCAAAAGGCTGACCCAACAGATAATTTGCTTTCTGATTAACCATCTTGGCATATTGGTTATCGGTGACCCTGTTATTTGGCAGATTCTCCACCACTTGCAGCTTGCCATCCTCACCTATAACGGTTCTTTTCCGCTGCAATATGTCATGCTCGTTATCATAATACAGAAAACCCTTAATTTGCATTATCCTTTGGGGTGAGTTCTTCCACTTGGCGATTTCCTTTTCAAGAAACTCCTTGTCGGACATACGACTCCTTGCCCCTTGTAAAATCAGGTTTGTAACCTTTCTTGTCAGGAAGTCCACAAAATTCAGCATTTTAGTTTCACCCATTTTCAATAAAATCAAAAGCCCGAAAACAAGACGTTTTCAAGGCTCTTTGTTGCTGATTCTCTATTTTTAGTCAAAGCTGAATGCATCCGGCAACAGAAGTTTTGTCACACCATACCGCATGGAATCCATGCCGTGTGAAAATTCGTGATCCGGCTTATCAGTCAGTTTTCCGTCTTTATCTTTGCCCCAACAATAGTTTTCAATTTCCTTCTTGAATTCTACACACCGTGGATGAACCACAATCTGATAATTCTGTATAAGCTGAATACCGTGGTTTACACTGTCCTTACCCTTGCGGGAAGGCTCAGCCCTGATACCTTCATCTTGCAATTCGGCAATGCTTTTCGGCTCTGCGTTATCACAAACACCCTTCTGCCCGCCGTAACCCATTTTCTTAATCTGTTCAGCTATAATTTTATTCGTTACACCTGTTTTATACCATTCATCAAAGATATAAATTCGCATTGCAGTGTTATCCACCATCTCGCAAACAAAGGCATTTGGATCAGTAAAGCCAAAATCAAGATTAAATGCCGATTTTACACCGGGAATTGCCCGGACTTTATCAATGGCGAAATCTTCACATACAACATTGGTATAAATCAGCCCTTCCGCAATACCCCATTCGCCTTCACCTTCAATACGATATCGGCGGGGGTTGTTTCTCTGCATTTTCAAAAATATGCTGCGGTCAGCTTCATCCAGCCATTCATTACATTGCCATGTGGTAGTTTTTACAAAGGTATCTTCATCAGGCGTATCAAAAAAGCGGGCTTTCAGCCAACTTGTAGCACTCCATGGGTTGAATGTCAGGGTTATTTGCTTAAAATACCCTTCTGGCACTTCACCACGGATTGACAAATCAAGTTTATTGAAATCATCTTCATTGGTGATTTCATAGGCTTCTTCTATCCATACCCAACACAAAACGCCTTTGTCAACTGAAATAGAAGTGATTTTCAAACCATCATCCAGCCCACGGAACAAAATCTTTTGTCCCGTGCTTCGGCGGGTTATTTGCATAGGCGAAACAGTACATTCAAAGTAGCCATCAAGTCCCAATCTATGAATCGCCCATTTCAGATCGCTATAGACAGAATCCCGTAAGGTGTTTGAATAACGTCTAACACATAATCCATTGCTTTCTGGGTATTCAAACAAGCGGTGAATCATGTTAAAAGCCGTTGTTTTGCTTTTCTTTGAACCTCTTGAACCTTTACAAACACGGTATCTTTTCCGAGTATTCCAAAAATCTGCATAATGTTTTCCAACAGTTTCTTGCAATGACACATTCACAAGATTTCATCCTACTCTTTCAAGTCATTCACAATAACTACAGGTTCAACATTTACATTTACAGAATCATCAGGCTTAAATCCAGATCTATCAAGAATATCTCTTGCTGCTGCCAAACGAACCGTTTATGTTTTCGCATCTAATAAAGCGACTTCCGTTCGAAAAGCCTTGGCTGCAGCATCTTTGATACTACTTTTTAAGGTGGAATTGTATTCCGCCATAAATTCATCGCTCTTTTTCCAATTACAAATTGTTGCTTCTGTCACTTTTAACTTTTCTGCTATTTCCTTTTGCGTATATCTGCCTTCAACCATCAATTCAATGCATTTTTCTTGTTTTGGTTTTAGCATGTACAATCCCTACTTTTGTTCAAATTTATTAAAATAAAAAATCAGCAAGTTTCCCTGCTGATTTTCTCATGATATAATTTTACTATATTGGTTTATAGGAATTCAATAGGTTTTTATAGGTTGTTTGAAAACAACGTAACGCAAATCCATGTAATTCCAAAATATATTGATATGTATAGTTCATTTCCACTGCAATAACTTCAAGCCGTTTGAACTCCACATAATGCTTATACAAAATTTTTATATATTTACTATTATGCAATGCATGGATTTGGTTAATTATCAAATGTTTTTCGCTACTGAATTTATCAATTTCCCTGTTAATTTCCTCTTCAAGGTCAATAGCCTTTCCAATTGCATTTGCAAATGGAGCTTCTCCAGAATGGCTCGCCTGTACTCTTTCTTTGGAGTAATCGGTGCCACCCAAGCTTTTAGAATGCATCCGCAAGTCTTCTAATTCATTTACCTTCTGTTTGATTACAGTATCTAAGCGCTGCAGCTGCTGTAAATATTCTTTCGCTTTCAAATTCATACCCTTTCTAAATTACTACTGTTTTCTAAACTATCATACTTGCTACCATTACCCATGAAAAAAGTATTCGTTTAGCAATAGAAGCTTTTTTGATACTTACTGAATAGTTGTATCTGCGTTCCTGTCGATCTTGTACTTGGTTTGCATCCTCGTTTCCTTTCCACTTCACCAGCCCCACAATAGCCATAGCAAAATTGAGTGCATACAACAGCCCCTGCGCATACTGCCCAATTAGGACGTTATACACGCACCAGAACCCATTCGTACACATCCACACCCAGAAGCACCACCGCTTGCCCAAGCTGTTAGCTACCGTTCCTACAATT